GTTGAGCCATTCTTGAGAGATGTTCAGGGAAGAAGAGGTATCTTTGACTTTAGAGTAGTTTGTGACGAAACAAACAATACTCCAGAAGTTATTGATTCAAATAGATTTATTGGTGACATTTACATTAAGCCAGCTAGATCTATTAACTTCATTCAACTGAATTTCATTGCAGTGAGAACTGGTGTAGAATTTAGTGAAGTAGTTGGTCAATTTGGTTAATATAATATAAATACTAGTAGGAGAAAATTAAATGGCGTTCAACATTAACTTATTTGCAGGTGCTCTTAAACTAGGTGGTGCTAGAACTTCGTTATTTCAAGTGAATATTACCAACCCAGCCAACGGAGCCGCTGATATCCAAGTACCTTTCTTAGCGAGAGCTGCTCAGATCCCAGCTGCAACAATTGCACCTTTAGATGTTCCATATTTTGGAAGACAATTAAGACTAGCCGGAAACAGAACTTTTGCTGATTGGACAGCAACTATTATAAATGATGAAGATATGCAGATTAGAAATGCAATGGAAGAATGGTCAAATACGATCAATGGTTTCCAAACAAATCTAAGAAAATTTGGTGCATCATCTCCAGCTTTATATAAGTCCACAGCACAGGTGACTCAGTTTAGTAAAACAGGTACTCCAGTAAGAGTATATAACTTTGTAGGTATATTCCCAACAGAAGTTTCAGCTATTGAAATGGATTGGGGAACAGATGCTGTTTCAGAGTTTACTGTAACATTTACTTATGATTATTGGGAAGTTTCTGGAGGTATTACCGGTAATGCTGGTGGTATCTAGTTCTAATTAATTGAAAAAAGTATTGGACTCATAAATAGTTTTGTAGTACAATACTAATATAAAGGTAGTCATGGCATTAGAATTATTTGGCTTTCGCATTGGTCGAAAGGAAGAAGAGCAGAAACTAAAGGATGAAAACTTAAAATCCTTTGTTCCACCAAGTCTTGATGACGGAGCTGTAGAGATAGCTGCAGGCGGTGCATATGGCACTTATGTAGATCTTGAAGGCTCTGCCAAATCAGAGGCAGAATTAGTAACAAGATACAGAGAAATGTCACTCCAACCGGAGTGCGACTCTGCTATAGATGATGTAGTAAATGAAGCTATCGTCTATAATGAAAAAGAACCAGCAATATCTATAGTCTTAGATGATCTAAAAGCTGGAGCTTCAATCAAGAAAAGAATTCATGAAGAGTTTGACAATATTCTTAGAATGTTAAACTTTACAACTAACTCATATGATACTTTCAGAAAATGGTATATTGATGGTAGATTATACTATCACCTAGTTATAGATGAAAGTAATCCTAGAGCTGGTATACAAGAATTAAGATATATTGATCCAAGAAAGATTAGAAAAGTTAAAAGTCCTATCAAGAAGAAAGATGAAAAGACTAATACTATTCTTACAAAAGGCTACCTAGAATATTATATCTTTCATCCAAGAGGAATCAATAGATCAAATCAAGGTTTAAAAATATCAAAAGATAGTATATGTTATTGTCATAGTGGTCTATTAGATCAAAGAATGTTATTAGTATTAGGACATTTACATAAAGCTATTAAACCTCTCAATCAACTTAGAATGTTAGAAGATGCTTCTGTTATCTATAGATTAGCAAGAGCACCTGAAAGAAGAATATTTTATATTGATGTTGGTAACTTACCTAAGATTAAAGCAGAACAATATCTTAGAGATATGATGGTTAAACATAAAAATAAATTAGTCTATGATGCTAGTACTGGTGAAGTAAGAGATGATAGAAAGTTTATGACTATGTTAGAAGACTTCTGGTTACCAAGAAGAGAAGGTGGTAAAGGTACAGAGATTACTTCCTTACCTGGTGGACAAAACTTAGGTGAAATGGAAGACATAGAATATTTTAAAAGGAAACTATACAAAGCATTAAATGTTCCAGTATCAAGAATGGAAGCTGAAAATAATTTTAATTTAGGTAGAGCTTCTGAGATTACTAGAGATGAATTAAAGTTTACAAAGTTCATAGCTAGACTTAGAAATAAATTTACTACTTTATTTGATCAGCTTCTTGAAACACAATTGATACTTACTGGAGTAACTACCAGAGCTGAATTCAGAGAAATGAGAGAACATATACATTATGACTTCTTAGAAGATAATCATTTTAGTGAATTGAAGAATGCTGAGATAATGGGTGATAGGTTAAGACTTCTAGGTGAAGTGGATTCATTTGTTGGTAGATATTTCAGTCAAGAGTATGTTAAGAAGTTTATACTTCATATGAATGAAGATGATATCAAAAGAGAAGCAGGCTTGATCAAGAAGGAAGCAGACGAGGCACCAGATGATGAAGAAGGTGAAGAAGAACAACCACAACAGCCACAACCTGAACCAGAACAATCACAAGAAAGTTTTCAAGCTGCCAATACAATATCTGAAGAAGAAAAAACATTAGTACAGAGTATGACTAAAATTATGGAATCAGTTTCAGATGACAAGGCAGAGGAAAATGAAGGATGATGTTAAAAGCGCTAAGGTCCTAGCGACATCATTAGCATTCACAAAAAAAGAAATACAAAAATTAAGAGAAGACTTCACATCTTATAAAATAGATGAAGAAAGTCTAAAAGGTCCAAAAGGAGAAAAGGGTGATCCTGGAGATAAAGGAGAACGAGGTTTTCTTGGATCTCAAGGAGATATTGGCCCACGTGGTCCACAAGGTGAACAAGGATTACTTGGAGAGCAAGGACCTGCTGGTCAAAAGGGCGAGCAAGGTGATAAAGGTGATAAGGGTGACAGAGGATTACAAGGTTTAACAGGTAAAGCAGGTCCACAAGGATTACAAGGTCCAGTTGGATTATTAGGTGAACAAGGTCCTATTGGTCCACAAGGTGAAGTTGGATCCAAAGGAGAAAAAGGAGATAAAGGTGATACAGGTGAACGTGGTGAACAAGGTGAACGTGGCTTACAAGGTGAAAAGGGAGATAAAGGTGACACCGGTCAACAAGGAATACAAGGATTACAAGGACCTCAGGGACAAAGAGGTGAAACGGGATTGCCTGGCCCACAAGGGTTACAAGGAGTACCGGGAACAGACGGAAAAGATGGCAACACTGTTGACATTAAACCACTTGAAGATAAGATCTTTGAAGATCTAAAAAGTTTCAAAAAAAATATAAGTGCAACTGTAAGTAGAAAGAATTTAGCAGCTGGAAGTTCTTCTGGTGGTGGTGAAGTACGATTAGAATTCTTAGATGATGTACAAAGATCAACCGCAAAGGTTAATGGTAAATTTTTAAAATATAATTCTACATTAGGTAAGTTTGTAGGTGCTGATGCATCTGGTAGTGCTACTTCAACTATTGAAGCTAACACTATGTTTATACTTAATCCAGATAATTATCATCTGTTTACAACAAAAGTTATAACTAAAACATCTGCCCATCCATATTCAGATGGATCAAGTTCAGCATATTCTATAAATGATAAAGAGTCTCCTTCTATAATATTTGTTCCTAATATGACTTATAGGTTTGATCAATCTGATTCTTCAAACGGTAGTCACCCATTAAGATTTTATAAAGATGCTGCTAAAGGAACTGAATATACAACAGGAGTAACAACTAGTGGTACAGCTGGGTCTTCAGGTGCATATACACAAATAGCTGTAACTGAAAATACACCAACATTATTTTATCAATGTTCATCTCATGGATATATGGGTAGCGTTGCTGCTGTAGCTTCTTCAGGTGCAGTTCAACAAGATATAACTGATGCAATAAATGATTTAAAAGATTCTGCACCTTCAACATTAGATACATTAAATGAATTAGCTGCTGCATTAGGAGATGATGCAAACTTTGCTACTGCTACTACATTATTAATTAATGATAGGATGCAGGTTGCCAATGTTAACTTATTAGTTAACGATAGAGCTCAAGTTGCAAATGTAGCTGCATTAGCATCATTAGGAAATACAAATTCAAGTATAGCAACACAAGCTGGAAGAATAGATTTAGTAAACACAAACTTAACTGGATCTAACACAGCACTTAGAACATTAATAAATGATAGAGCACAAGTTGCTAATGTA